TTTTCTAAACATGGGACGTTGTAAAACTGCGCTCATCATTAAAATAGTCCTTGAATACCTTTTAATCCACTAAGTGCTCCTAAACCTAAGGAACCATAACCAATGATTTGTTGTAATGGTGAAACTGAACCGCCTCCACCTGCAGTGCTGAATGAAGGTATAGATGGTGCGTAACCAAACGCTGATCCTAAGAAACCTAATTCTGTAAATGGCTGTTGATATTGAGCTAATTGATTAGCGTAATTTACATCCAAATCTTTTTGGTCTTGTTGTTGTTGTAAGTTTGCAAAATTAAGTAAGGTGCTAATATCTGTAAGTCCTCCTTGTTGTACATCAAAACCAAGTCCTGCTTGACCTGCACCCGCTTGACCAAACTGTGTACCTAAGTTACCTAAACTTTGTCCTATTCCACCTAAACCTGTGGCTGAAGCTTGTTGAGAGGCTAGAAAGTTTGATAACCCTTGACCAAAAGCTTGTGCTTGTGCTCTTGCTAAAGCATCAGCTCTACCTCTTTCTAACTCAGCTCTTTGAACGCCTTCACGATCTCCACCAAAAGCACCTTTTGCTATCGCTCCTGCAGCGGCTTCATTAGCTGCGATATCATAAGCACGATTAATTTCGTCTCTCACGACATCTTGAAAAGGATTTATGAAAGGTTGAATTTGTTCTAAAGTGGGGGCCTTACCTAACGCTTCAAAAGCGGCTGCTGATTGACCTAAAGTATCTTGTGCTTGACCTAAAGCTCCAACACCCTCTGCCATAGTTGCAGCGCCTGTGTCTACAAAAGGTTGAAAACTACCAATGCCTTGCGTAAATTGATCTTGGGCTTGTTGATAGAGACTATTTAATTCTGCTAATTTTTGTTCGGGTATACCTTGAACATTTCCGGCTTGAATATCTTCAATAAGATCTTGAATACTGTCTAAATAACCTAAATATTTACCTTGAATTTCTTCTTCCATTATGCTCTCCCTACCATGCCGAGGCTTTGTCCTGACAAACTACCACCTTTTTCTAAATTTTTCATTAACTTATACATGTTCTTTGCTCCCGCCTTCCGCGATCCGCCACCCGCGTTTCTAACAGCTTGAGCAGTCATTACAAATTCACCATCACTTAACATAGCAGGTATATCATCAGAAGTTCCTGTACCGGGACCTGCGATCTCACCAATTCTTTTTGGGTGTTCTTTTACTTTACCATCTGAGTGTTTTATTTTTTTACCAGTATTACTTATACCACCTGTCATCTCTCCACCGTCCGCAGCATAGGAGATATAAAAATCATCTCTTGCTTGTTGTACATAATCAGTGTCATCAACTTCAGGTTCAGGTAAAACAAACGGTAAAGCTGCACTTGCTAAAGTAAATGCAGGACCGAAGCGTCCCACAAATCCTCTTTCAGGTGATATATTAAGCTTAAATAAATCAGCAGGAGTTAAACCTGCATCTAAGCCTTGTATATATCTAGGATTTATTTTTGATACATCACTAAATGGATTTACTCTTGCACCTAGACCTTCAGTGAAGAAATCTTTGGTTGCTCCACCTAATTGTTGAAAAAAATTAGGATCTTGAGCTACGCCTTCAATACCTGTTGGTAATAAATTTGAAGGCCTTACACCTTCTATAACATCAGGATTATTAAAAAATTCTAACAATTCATTTCCAAAGGCTCTGTCGGTGGCCACTGCGGGTGTACCTGTAGTAATAGGTGTTTTAGTTGCTGCTCCCTTAAATCCACCGGTGATACCAGTTAGAGCAGTTTGTATCGCTAAATTTTTTGCAATCTCAGAGGGTTTCTGACCAGACGCTACTCCTAGTCCAGCTCCTATTCCTAATTGTGCTAAAGGACCTAATCCCGTGAATGGTAATATAAAAGGAGCTACGGGAGCAACTGCTCTTGCAACACCTGAAACGGTGTCTTTAACATTTTGAAAAAAATCCCCGATCAACGATCCGAGACCCATTTCAGAAATCTGTGCGTACTCCTTTTCTTGCATTTTATTCCTCTATAGTTGTTGCCCCTGCAAATACTTGAGGAGCTATGACATGCACGTCTCTTCTAATATCTGCCTCTGTGGTTTCTGTGTTTGGGTCATCGATGTCTGCTTGACACTCCTCGTGTGAGTTATATTCTTGACCTGTTTTTGTGTTTGTTACGGTTGTTTCTACTTTAGCACTGTAGACAGGTATTTTCTTCCCATCTAGCATATCGTACCGTAGAAGCTTTGGTTCATCTACAATTTTCGCCATAATATAGTTTTATAGGCGAAAAACTAGGAAATCAATAGGTTATTCTACTCAAAGTTCATATGTAAGTTTCCTGCTATTGATATAGCATCACTGGTCTTTTTAACGAAATGTTCTAAATATGACGGAAATAGAATTATTTGATTTTCTCTACATTGAGGTCTAAAGCTATATCCACCAAATAAATTGATTTTACTTTCGTCATCATAGTAATATGATTCTATAGCTGTGGCATTAGGATTACAAAATACAACATTAGATTTATCAATTTTTTTATAAATAATAAAAGATAGATGCGTACCTGCATGAGCGTGTTGCTCTTGATAATCTGATTCCCTATAATGATTAACCCAAATATGCTCTAGGTCTAATTTATATCTAGGTAAAACCTCTTTACTTAAAAGTTTAATAACCACAGAATACAAATACTCTAAAGACTTAGGTTCTATATTACCATTACTTATAACAGATGTTTTTAACTTAGAGGCAAAACTTTCTTGTAAATTTTCCTCATTTATTATTATTCTTTGTGCATCTATATTACCTATCCATATAGGTATAGAGAATAAATTAAGTTTCATTACTGTTGTTGTTTTATCTCCAACACAGAAACTTCAATCATAGCTCTTGAGGCAGCATTAGCTTGAACCTTAAAAGAATCACCTTGTTCATAAACCATGCTACTATTGATGGTATTAGTATTTGAAGCTGACACATCAATTTGAAAAACTTGTAAGTCAGCACTACCATTATTATGGTCAACATTTACAGTGACAGCGTTAGAGCCATCATAATTGTGTGTGTTAATTGTTTTAACAATAAAAGTAGATACAGGGACTGGTGGAGTGGCTGCGACATTTGCAGTGGGCACTGTAAATAAAGTTGTCAAATCAGTTGTTGTTAGATTTGCGATAAATCTTTTAAAAACATCAGCCATTGAGAAACCAAGCTCTCCTAGTTGACTCTTCTTGTGTGTCTTGTGTGTATTGAGTATTAAGTTGTAAAATTAATTCCTCTAACAGTCTTACTAATTCAGCAGACTGCTGAGGATCATATTCAGGTCTAGGGTCAGGAAATCTTGTTATTGTTAACTTAGCCATTTTTCATTATCTCCAGGTATACCGTTTTTAACATGTAATTTAAATTCATTTTCTTCATCTGATATTAGTGATTCTATAAGAGTATAATATATCACATTATGCGTCTCATTACATAGTGTTACATCACCTTCTATTTTTATATTTTCTTTTTTCCAATGTCCGGGCTTTTTCAATATTAAATGTAAAAAACCGGGTGATAAACCTATTTGTGTTTTAGGTTTCATTCTAATATATTTTTGATCATCATAAAAAATATGTATGTTATCATAATTAGACTTCATGTAAGGTTTTTGTTTCCAAATTTTTAGCTCCTCCAAAGGTTCCATTATCTTCTACCATCAGGCTGTATATCAAATCTTTGTGTGCCTAATCTCCATGCAGTGCCTGTAGTATTAGATACGAGATTAACTGTAAATTCTCTTCCTCGTCCACGTAAGCTCACAAAGTCTGTGTTGTCTTGAAAAGAAACTGTTTTTGTAACACTTGTACTATTATTAGGATAATTTTTAAATTCTAATTTAGCGTTTAATATACCCTCTTGATCTTCAATATCAGGTATTAGTTTAGATACAAAAGCAAAGTCATTACCTTCTCCTATTTGCACGACACCTGATTTTACAAAGGCTGTAATAGCAGCCCCATCACCGTTATTGCCTGTTTCATGTAAAAACAATTGTGTGGCGCCGTCTGTTAACCCTGAAATAACTTCATTGTTAGCAGTTGTTGTTGGTAAATAGTCTGTTGCCACAGGGTTATCATACACCTCTCTATCAATCCAGGTAGTTCTATCCAAAGTGCCTGTCCACCATGTGCCCTCTAAATAATTATAAGCCACTATAGCATTTATGGTATCTGATCCAGTTCTGGGATAAAACCACATAATTTCATTAAACTCACCATTATGACCTGCAAAAGCATTTTCTGCTCCTGTCACGTTTAAATTATTAAAAATAAATTGTTCAACTGTGCATGGTAATTTTTTCACAGAACCATCAAAAAGAAAAAAGGAGTCTTGTGACATCCAATAGCTTACACCGTTAATATCAACGCCCGCATGTATTCCTACGATACCACAGTTTTGGCCTAGCTGTCTTAAACCAAAAGTAAAAGGAGGACCAATAAACTGTAAAGAATGTAATGATGTGTCTGTCCATACAAGTATCTGACCTCTTGATCGCTCTGCTGCCACGATCCGCGATCCGTCAGCTATACGCAACGAACCTGCAGTATTTTCTGCTGTAGGTTGATAGGTGTTAATGTCCTCTTGATCAGAAAATCTTAGCAGTAAATCGTCTTGACTATTAGCAGTACCGATAGTTTTTTCTGTACCAAAAAATAACAAGTGTCTATCTGGAGTAGACACTAAGCTTAATCTAGAAGCTGTTGGTGCATTTGTTATAGCCGCAGCTCTAGTTGAAACACCACTAGATGTATCCCATCTAAAAGCACCACCATTTAAAACAGTAGCTATTAAATCTTCTCCAAAATTATCTAAGGACCACTGTCTAGCCTCTAATGTAACTGTTGTGGAAGTTGAAGGTGTGCCCCAAGTTGAACTGCCCCATGTATCAGTACCCCATCCAAATGCTGATGTAGATACTTCTGGTCCAATCTGTATTTGATATTTTGCGTTACCTGAACCACCGCCGCCTGATGTTGAACCAGATGCTGCAGATGTGGCAGTTACAACATAATTATTATTATCTGTGATAGATGTGATTTCAAACTCTTTGTTCATGTCTAATCCGTCTATCGCTGAAAAAGAGTCAAATGTTACAAAGTCACCCTTAGCTGCTCCATGAGATGTATCAGTTACTGTGACAGAAGTTGTGCCATTTGTTGTAAAAGGGTTGGTTAAGGCTTGTGTTTCTCTTATGGGAGTAATGTCATAAGCAAGGCCCTCCACAACTATGTATAGTTTTCTATCTGTGCCAACCGCAAGATACCTTGTGCCATCTAAGCCTACGAATGCATGCATGTCTCTAGCTACACCAACTAAAGAAGTGCTTATAAACTTTTCCCAACCTTTAATTTTTTGTGCTGAGCCCTGAAAAAAACGCACCATATCACCATCAGTCCACTTACCTTGACCTGTGTAATCTGTTACTTCTTTGTTAATACCTGGTGCTGGTCTAAAATTTACTAGGGGCATTGCGATAATATACTAGAAAGCCCGTTTAAAGTCAAAAACAACAGAATATCTAGGATTTAATTTAGCTATATTTTTAGGCATATTTGCTACAGAATGAGGTATCATTCCATCGAAAGCTATCATTGAATTTTCTGTTGACTCTAATATTACATTACCCTCTAATTTAGTGCCATACTCTGGTAGATTACTTTTAAGATAATATACACAAGTTATTTTATTTTTATGTTGATGAAACTGATAATTGTTATCTTCGTTTGATAAATTAGCCCATGATTTATAATAATCGAAATTGTCGTCAACCATAGCTCTAGCAGTTAAGTATAATTTATTCCAATAAGTCTTATCTTTATATCTTTGAAAAAGGTTGGCATGTGTTTGATAAGGGGCTGCGTCTTCACAAAGATGATGTTTTATTTGATATTTGACATCCCTCAGAGTTGACTGTCTATCCTCCTCAGACAAAACATTGAAATCTCTATATATTGTATTTTTATTTATTGTTATCGTTTGCAATTTGCAAGTTCTTTTGTGCGATGTTAAACGCTATGGAATATCGAGGCTCGTCATATAGTTGCTTTGCAACACCATGTTTAGTTAAACCATGAAATATATATAATGAATTTTGTAATATTTTTTCATTACGATCAAAATCTGGAAAACCAATTATAGTTTCTCCGGGAACTTTAGGATAATAAGCACATGAAAAAAAATCTCCGTGTATATGTGTAATGGTCTTATCGCCTTTTTCGTGTTTCATGCCCCATGCTTCATCAATAACATACTCATAAGGCGCGTTTGGAGCTGAAGCTCTAAGTGTAAAAAACATTTGTAGCAACTCTATGGTTTGTAAAAACATGTCTTTAAAAACATCATGTTTTAATAATTCTGTATAATGCGTCATTGTTGCATGAACATTAGTAGATTTTTTCATAACATCCACTTTCGTTAGTTCTTTAAGTTTTTCCAATACTTTTTTTCTATAATCCTCTTTTAAAAAATTATCAACTATGTAAACAGCGTAATGTGATGTGCTATTATATTGTATTAATCTAAGTTTTCTCATTCTCCACCTTTGCAACCAAAGCACCAACATGACCTTTATATCCTCTGTTTCCAAAATGTGTTAATGGCATGGCTAAGTCTGCCCATATCTCTCCTCCACACTCTTGCCACAATCTAGAAAAATAATAATCCTCTGATAAGTATCTTTTTTGTCCAACAGTCTCATAAGGACCAACAGCAAATAAATCATAACAGTTGTCTGACTTATATGATCCTCCATTTACAATTTGATCAGAATCATATTTTCTCTCAGGAAATTTTTTAAACATTTTTCTAAATACATTTCTTTTTACTAACATCATACCTGTAGCAGCTTCATTAACTTTGAAAAAACCATTCTCTCCCATTAAATGCGTTGGGTCATCAAAATTAACATTGTAACCAAGTATCTTAGCCTCTATCTCTTCAGGTGTAGCATTTGGAAAGTTTGCAAGGACATTAGCAACTTTTTCGAAGTGTAAATGTTTTCTAGGATAAATACCACAAGCTATATCTTTTTCTGCACAAATTAATCTTTCTATGTTTTTCCAAGTAAAACCTATGTCAGCATCTATAAATAAAAGATGTGTGGCTACAAAATCAGTTTGATCCATCATCATAGAAACTATAGTGTTCCTAGCTCTTGTGATTAAACTCTCATTGCCCATTGTTTGTATTCTCATACCCACATTATGAGCCATAGACCATTGTTGTAGTTCTAATAAACCATGTAAAGTTGCCTCTGATAACATGCCACCATACATGGGCATGCCTAAAAATATTTTAAAATCTTTTTTCTTTAATTCTTCTTGGGTAAGCATTATATATTCTCCTTAAATTTAAACGCTACTGTGAATCTATGTTTATTTTTAAAAGAAGAGGCAGTGTGTTTATAATTAGCAGGGAAAAAAACTACTCTTCCAGGTATTGGTAAAACAGAAATCAATGTATTATTTTCAGATAAAAACTTTGTTTCTCCTCCTTCATTTATATCATAATATAAATTAGCATAATACAATAATGTTGTGCCTACGTCTCCATCTGTATGGTAATTAGGTTGTTCTCTAGGTAAAAATAAATTTACATAGGATCTAAGTATTGTTTTATTTCTAAGCACTTCATTTTCAAAAATAAAAGATTTTATTGATTTATAAGTGAAACTATCCTCGGATAACTCCGATGTCAAACCTGTGGGTTCATAATTTACATCATCAACCTCGCCATAGTAATAAGGTAGTTTTTTTAATTCTTTATAAATTTTATCAATATCTTTAATTTTATTATCAAATATCTCCAACATATTTATTATGCTTTTGTAATAATATTTTCCTTTGCTTTTATTGGGAATGAAAACATGTCTAATGTTAAACATATTTCAATATCTTTTTTTGGATAATCTTGTTGATTTTTTTCAAATATAGACAAGGACTCTGAATCTTTTAAATTCAAAAAAATATCATTTTGATTACTATTTATATTTTTAGTAATCATATTAGCACATAGTTTGTCCTCATCATTACGTTCCTCTCCTCTAAATCCACAACAAACAATACTCCAATCCAAATTACTGTTTTGTATATAATCGGCAGTTGCAGAAATATTACAAAACCCGCACAATAACACGTTATAATTTTTTAACTTATCTAACATCCCACCACAAGCTGCTGAACTATGTAAAACACACCTTTTATTTAAATCTGCATCCCAAATCACACTTGGTGAATTAGGATAAGTATAACTATGTTTTTGTCTCCTACCTATTGTTATAGCGTTTTTATTTTTTTGTTTTATTATATCAATCTCATCATCATTAGAAGACATATAATAAACAACAGGCTTTTTTGAAATAACTACATTAGCTACTGTCGCTGCTCTTAAAACATCAATAAGCACAACATTATGATCCAATGTGTTATAATCAAAGGGTTGTTCAAATATTTTATACATGTCTTATAATTGAATGATTTTCTAATTCTTCTATAGAATGATTAGTATTAACATAGTCTCTGTCAATACAATTTGATAAAGTCAATTGATCTCTACAATCTAAGCTAAAACATTTGTTAGTCAATTCAAACCATTTATGACCTATGTCATGATTTTTATCTGTGTTTTTTCTTATGATCCAACATGTGTCATAAGACACCCATTTATTAGAACTAACATTTGAAATCACCCTTTTTATATCTTTCTCTGGAATGTTTTTGTGCTCAATTGCATACTCTATCTCTTGTTCAAATGTTCTCTTTTCTTTATGATAACAAGTCATCCAATTTGGTTTTTCTTCATTTATAATTTGTAAACACAAACTATAAAACTTTTTACTTTGATAGAATTTACTGTCCACATATACGGTATAATCAAAATCTTTAAATAATAATCTAGGTAAAAATCTATAAAGCCTTTGTCTTTTTGGGTTTCCTAAATGAGTATGTTGATTACTAATATTAAAATAATTCCATCCTTTATCATGCTGTGCTTCTGAGCTATTGTCATGAACGAAACAAAAATCAAACTCATTTATTTTTTGTTTTTTAATGCAAGGTAACAATCCTCTTTTACCAGTCTGAACACAATAAAAAATTATTTTATCCATAATAAAAGTTGATAACGTGTCCCTTTTGTAATTTTATTTACGCAATGAGGAAACATAAAGTTAGAAGGAAACATGAGAACATCACCTGTTTTTAATTTGTACTTTTTTTTATTATTAAAAAAACCAAAGTCTCCTCCTTTATAGTCATCGTTTAAACATATAGATATAGTAAATTTATAATCTCCTGTAGCATTACCAACTCCATCATCGTCATGCTCACCATACCAATCACCTTCATTCATTTCTCTCAATGAGAAATGTGATGATTGATCAATAGGCAAACTATCTACATTTAAAAACTTTAAATATTCATCAACTATTTTTTGCACTTCAATTTTAATTTTTTCTAAAATTGTAGCTCTTTCATAACTGTTGACTTTATTTATTATCTCAGTCTTACTTATTTCTATACTACCTAAGTGTCTAGTTTCTTTATTATGGTGTGATGATCTATCAAAATTAGAATCACCAAACTCTAAAATTATATCTTTAGCTAAATCTTTACAAAAAATATTTTTATAAAAAATAAAATCTTTTAAATTTTTAGACATAATTAAACCATCCTGTGGCAATGTACTTTTCTTGTTTATTTGATACCTGCCCTTTATGCGTATGTGTCCATTGCGCGGGCCAAATTAATGTTAAACCTGTTTGTGCAGGTGTAATAATTTTTTGATGATAAAAAGCTGTACCGCCTTTTTCTACTGTATTTAAATAAGTCATGAATACTAAATGCCTTTTTATAGATTCATAAGAGCCCTCGTTTTCACAATGCCACGCTTTAAACCCTCCATCTTTGGGATATTTTTGTAAATTGTAATCTTGTGTAATTGCGTACCTTTGAACACGATTTGAATGAGGGTATTTTATTATATATTGTAAAAGCACATTTTGTAATTGTTCTCTGTAAGTGCCTATAATGCCGTTATGATCGTTTGCACTTATTGTCATATCAAAAGAGTCTTTTCTATCTTTATCTATTATTGAGTCATTGTCTTTACCTATGTGACCTCGTGATATATTTTCAGAATTATCGTTAAAATAATTTATTAGTTGTTTGCAAATATCTGATGAAATATACCACCCACCTATAAAAGTTTTAAAATCTATTTTATACTCTTTTAATTCTGTGGTCTTGACCATGAAGGAAGTCCTAATACAGGTCGTCTATCGTATAAATTAGTTTCACCAAAAGGTCCGTTCTTATCATTATAATGTAGAAAAACCTGTGTGCACTCATATCCTTGAAAAGGTTCTCTCCAATGTTCTAATAACTGCCCTTTGTAAACAAGAATATCACCAGGATTTAATATAACAGATATTCCTTCTTTGTTTTCCGCGCCTGATGGCTCTAAAAATATAGGCCATGTGTCCCCACCTAAATTCATTGTGCAAGATATTTCACAAGATGGTCTATCTTTATGTCTATGTAACTCATCACCGTATTTGTAAATTCTGGTATAAGAATAACAAGGTATTAATTCTAAACCTGTAATTCTTTGCATCGTTGGAAGTACCCACTCTAAAAGAGAGTCCATTGCAAGGTCACCATAATTACCCCAAGTATTAGGTATTTGTGTGTCCGTGTATTCTCCCCATGATTTATCACTTTTTGATATGTTGTTTGTTTCTTGCATGTATAAGAAACATTTTCTTTTATTATGTAAATAATTATTTAAGAAAAAAGCTAAATCAGTAGGTATAGCTTCTTTCACAACATTGAAATTTTTTTCTTGAAAAAATTTAGTTTTCATATTTCTCCTATCTAAATGGTGCTCCTAAATTCCAAACGACTAAAGAGTATCTTGTCCCCTTAGTAACAGGTGTAACCCTATGCCAAACAAATGAGGGAAAGACCACTATAGTGCCTTTGTTTCTTGCCATCTCTGGTGTTTGAATATTGCTTGTACTATCACTGTTATTTCGAATATCAAATTGTAAATCCCCACCCTCATAACTATTACCATCAGCTAGAGATAACGTAACAGATAATTTTCTAATAAGCCCATGTTCAATATCTTTTGGTCTATCATAAGGTTTATTCCAACTATCTTGATGCCAAGTGTAATGTTGACTTTTGCTATATTTTGTAAACTGACAAGATTCAGATAGGTGAAAATCAAAATTCCAATTACAAAACTGATTTGCCTCACGAATAAAAGGCACTATCTCCCTATAAATCCAAGGATCATTCATCCACACTACTGATGAGTTTCTTGCTTTATAAAGTTTAGCGATATTTTTTTCGTCTGTTGGAACCTCATTATAATCACCTACAAGAGCAGTTTCAGCAATTTGTCTTTGTCCATCTTCTATTATATAATCACAAATTCTACTTGGGACTATGCTATCAAAACAAGCGTAATAATTTTCTAAGTTCATTCTAAAATTTTTAAAATTCTATCAAAATAATTGTAATTTAAAAGTTAAAACTATTGTGTTTTTTAAATTTTTGTTTAGTAAGTATCTATGCTCTAATTCAGCATTGAAAACAATCACCTCCATAGGTATTAATGGAACTCTTTGTTTCATATTTCTTTTTCTACCACCTTCATAATTTATTTCGATAAAACTATCCTTATCAGCATCGATAACAGCTATAGCAGTGTAATCGGGTGAATTATTAATGTCATATTCGTTTATGTGATTATGAGAAGCAATGTCAGAGTTTTTATTTATGACGACATAGGCACTCTCTGTCATTATTAATGTGTTCTCTGTTTTTTGTAAATTTGATTGTCGAAAATGATCTCTTATAAATTCATAAACCCAAACATTATCTTTTCTATCTTTTACTTTGTAATAATTAATTTCTGGAGAAAATTTGTTAGTTGATAAAACTTTTTTATTTTTATAACTGTCTAAAGCGTCTTGTCTTATTTTTGTGAAATCTATGTCTGAAAACTGTGTTGGTATCTTTTTTATGTATACAGATTGATCAATTAAGTTTTGTTTAAAAAACATTAATTAGATAATAATCCACTCCAATGCAGATGAGTCCCATCTATAGTTGTTTACAGGATCTTTTTTGTCATAAGCCACATATCTTACATTAGTTTCATCCCAAGAGATTTGGTAATTTTTAGTTTGTCCATTATACTCATAGGTTGTGATAGTTGGATAAGGTACAGGAGTTTCATAAACTCCTTTAAATGTATTTATAACCCACGAGTTCATGCCATCAGGTCTAGGTGCAATAAAACCGTCTAAAGAACTATCATAGGTATAACCTATTCCTGCATAATTTTTTCTAAAAGCTTTTGACTGATCCCCCTCTGTGCCATCGTCATTATAATAAATACCTTCTCTAGTATTAAAAGATGTTTCTTTCCAAAGACTCCAACCATATAGGTTTTGACAAAAAGTAATTCCAGCCTCTTCAGTAGGAGCATCTGAATCATCAATTACTTCTACCTGTAAAACAATGTTTTCTTCACTTAGTTTTGCAAAATAAGCCATTATTGAAATTTGTACCTTATAACCACTTTGCCTGATCCACCTGCACCACCATTAAATGTGGGAGCACCGGGAGTAAAAGGACCTGATCCTCCACCACCGCCTGTGTTTCCTGACCCTGAATTTGCAGCACCTCTTTGTGGACCTGCACCTTGACCTCCACCACCAGATCCGCCAGCTCCACCACTAAATCCGTCACCGGTTCCACCTCCGCCTGCAAAAGAAGATGAATTAAAAGCTATTGAAGTTGTAGCACCTGCTCCACCAGCCGCACCTGTCGAACCACTTGGACTACCTCCTCCACCTGTGGCTCCGCCACCTCCAAGAGATAGCTGTCCTGGTGAACCCGTAGCACCGGGTTGTCCTTGAGGTGGAGATACGGGAGGGCTATTACCAGACCCACCAGGAGGAAAGAATGGAGTGCCTCCTCCACCAGATCCACCTGATTGTGCGGCGTTACCCGGAGGCACTTCAGTTCCTGCCCCACCGCCTCCACCTGCAGATGTTATGTTTGAAAAACTTGATGTAGAGCCACCAGAGCCTCTTGCTTTATTTACTCCTCCGCTGCCACCACCACCAACGCTTATAGGGAAACTTGTCGCTGTAACAGGTATTAATGTGTTGGTCGCTAATGGACTAGCAGGGAAGGGAGCTGCAGGGTTTTTAGCTTCTCTAAAGCCACCCGCACCACCGCCACCACCTGCTCTTTTTTGAGGGTTTTCAGGTCCACCTCTACCTGAACCTCCACCTCCGCCTCCTGCAACAACCATATATTCTACTTGATTACTGCCAGCAGCGTTACCTGCTTGGTTTACAGTGAAAGTGCCACCTGAATTAAAAACATGAATTTTAAAATCACCTTGTGTAGAAGTGGATCCACCACTAGCTGAAACAAATTGAGCATTAGATTTACCTTGTAAATCAGACATACCTATAGCACCTGTAGGCACTTCTGCTAAAGTACGAACGGCTGATGCGTTCATGTTTATTTGTGTTCCTGGGGATATGTCTAGCTCGGTGTTAACATCGTCTAAACTAATTTGACCGGAAGGTGTAGTCATAGATTATTCTCCCTTCTTAAGATCATTTACTTGAGTTTGTAAGTCCTTTACACATTCAATTAATAATGCACATAATCTGTCATATTTTACGGCCTTGACACCATCTGGTCGTGTGCCCACAACCTCTGGTAAAACTTTTTCTACATCTTGAGCTACGACACCTACGTCTCTCTTACGAACAAAATACCCGTCTTCGCCACCCTTACCGTCTATGTAATCTTGTTTCCAATCAAATAACACACCATTTAAATTTTGTACTTTTTCCATAGGAGAGGATATGTTTTCAATGTTTTCTTTTAAGGCTACATCTGATGAAAAGAAAGCTGTAATATCATTAGTCGCTCTAATCTCACCACTTGTGCCGGAGGCCGCTGTAGCAACACCAAGTGAGTCCACTTGCATATCATTAAACTGAACATCGGAGGCTGTGCCCAAGCCTAAAGAAGTTCTCATGGTTGCGCCTGTTTCAAGAACAAAATTAGATCCATTACCAACAATAATACCACTGTCAGTTGTCGCTAATCCTGCAATATCTTGAAGTTGCGCATCTAGTCTAGCATTTGGAACTGTTCCGGAGTCTAATTCAGATGCGTTTAGTGTTGTTAAATTAGCACCTGAAACAGCAGGTAATGTTCCTGTCAATGAGCCTAAGTCAGTAGAAGCCCATTTTTTAATATTAAAATCGGATGATCCATCACAAAAAATACTTGTTTTTGCACCTTGTGTGATTGTAACACCATTAGCTTGATGACCTGTAGCAGCAATAGTTAATGTTTGAGAACCTGTAGTGTTGTTGAAAAATGTATAAGTGCTCTCTGTTGCTGGTATAAATACAACAATATCACCAGTTAAAGCACCTGTTAATTC